GGTGATGGGATCGTGATGGCCACGTTGACGTTCTACAAGGCGACCCGGCCCGACGGGACGAGCTTCTACGATGGCACGACCAAATGGCAGGTCGGCCATATCGTGCGGCACCCTGCTCCTGATCTTTCCCTCGGCATCTGCTCGGCCGGGGTGCTGCACATCTCCGATGCCCCAGGCGAGACGCTCGTGGGCGGATGGTGGCCCTGCCGTCTCTTCGAGGTCGAGCCGCGAGATGACATGATCGGGTCAGAGGAGCACAAGTACGGCTGCACCGCCGTCAAGGTTGTGCGCGAGCTGCCGGCGTGGCAGGCGCTCGGGCCGAATGGCGAGGCTGTGGCAGCCCTGATCAAGCGTTGCAGAACATTGACCAAGGGCGAGGCCAAACAACTATCCGCAGCCAGGGATGCAGCCAGGGACGCAGCCAGGTACGCAGCCTGGTCCGCAGCCAGGGACGCAGCCGGGGACGCCGCCGCCCACGCCGCCCAAGCCGCAGCCGCACGGGCCGCCCACGCCGCCCAAGCCGCAGCCGCACGGGCCGCCCTCGCCGCCACTCTCGAAGCCGCCTATGCCGCAGCCGCACGGGCCTCCGCCGCCTACGACGCCGCACGAAACGCCGCACTAGCTCTGCTGACCCGCGACGTCATCACCCCCGAGCAGTTCGACCTCCTTTACGGACCGTGGAAGTCGGTGATGGAGCCATGAACGCACTCACTCTCGCTTTCGCCATCCTCCTCTACGTGGTCGCACTCATGGTGCTCGCCGCCTTCGTGATCGTCGTGCTCGGGATCGTGGGGATCTCGTGACGTGGCTCTTACCTGTCTCTCTCTGTGCTCCGGCTACGGAGGACTTGAGCTCGCCGTCGATGTCGTCCTTGGATGTCGAGTGGTGGGTTACGTTGAGCGGGACGGCTACGCGGTGTCCGTCCTCCTGGCAAGGATGGAAGACGCGACCCTGGCACCGGCTCCTGTTTGGTGCGGCAACCTCGAAGACCTGGACACCGCCCCGTTTCGCGGAGTGGACCTCGTCACCGCAGGATTCCCATGTCAGCCCTGGTCCGCTGCAGGGAAGCGGAAGGGGACCGATGACGAACGGTGGATCTGGCCGGCCATCGCTTCACTTCTTCGCAGAGTTCAACCGCGATTCGTGTTCCTGGAGAACGTCCGCGCCCTCGTTTCTGGGGGAGGACTGGGACTCGTCCTCGCTGACCTGGCCGACCTCGGGTTCGATGCGGAGTGGACGGTGCTATCTGCGGGAGAGGTCGGTGCTTCCCAGCAACGGGAGCGAGTTTTCATCCTGGGCCACGCCCGAAGCGCACGCCCGGACCTTTACGCCGCGGGACGTGGATCATGGGATCGCACTGGCAAACCAGGTAAATCTTTGGCCCACGCCAGTAGCACACGACGATCAGAAATCGCCCGAGGCGCACTTGGCGATGAAAGCCCGCATGAAGGGTGGACCGCGGACGAAGCCGACCTCGCTGACGGTGGTGGCGAAGATGTGGCCGACGCCGCGGGCAGAGAACGGGATTCCACGGAACAACCAAGCATGGGAGCGTCCGCTGGACCAACCGCAGAACTTGGAAAACGCTGTCGCCAGGTGGCCGACGGCGACATCGCGGGGCGGCAAAGGACGGGATGCCCCAGGTCGGACCGGGGGCATGTCGCTCCCCGAGTTCCTCCATTCCCACCAGGACCAGACGAACGGGACCTCTGGAACGCCATCCTCGAATGCGAGCCGGGTCTTGAACCCTCGCTTTGTCGAGTGGCTGATGGGGCTGCCGATTGGCTGGGCGCTGCCTACGCCTCTCGGGACGATCAACTGCGGTTGCTTGGCAACGGTGTCGTCCCCCAGCAAGCCGAAGTTGCCTTGCGGATCCTTTGGGAGCGATTGAGATGACCATCACCCACGTCGACTACGCCAACGACACCCGTCGTGACCACCCGGCGGACCTAAAGCGCACCGTCTCCGCTCTCACCCTAGAGAACGCCGAGCTGAAGCTAGAGCTCGCCGTCGTAAAGCTCGCCCACTTCCGCGCCGAAGCGGAACTGGCCGCGTCCGAGGAGCGCCTCGCCGCCTACCGCGTCACCGCCGCCGCTCAACAAGAGTGGATCGAGAAGCGGAGCGGGGTCGAGCGGCGCCAGGTGCCATCGATCCAATGGCCTCGCAAGAGGCCCGACAGGAGGAAGTCATGATATGCTACGGGTCGACAACCCTTTCGCTCGACAAGGACGATAGGACGCCCGAGGTCGTCGTCAAGACCTACGAGTACACCAGCTCGACGTGGCTGAAGGTCGTCATCGGTGAGGTCAGCGGCGGCACGTTTTACGTCGTCGGCACCCGCGAGCAGATCGCCGCGGTGGTGCGCTCGCTAGCTGAGGCCGCGCACAAGGTAGCGATGGGCTTCGTGTTCGAGTCGATGGGTGGCGTGAGATGAGCCTGCACGGCTACAGGGTGGCCCTTGAGCTGCACGCACATGACAAGCCGTTTTACGGGCTCATCATGGCGGCGATGCTCAAGGCAGACACTCAGAACACCGCCAAACTACGTCACGCCTTCCCGGATACCTGGGAAGAGTTGCAGGAGCGGTACAACAGTCCCGGAGGACTGACAGTGGAGGAACGCCCGCGGCAGGTTAACACGGCGCTCGAGCGCCTCGGGGCGACGATGACGGCCAAGCGCGAGGAGCCGCCGGAACCCACGGAGGTGGTGGTATGACCCTGACAGACGTGCGCCTCGGTGAGGTCGACGTTCCCAAACCTGAGCAGAACGATGAAAGGTTCTGGTCTGTTACAACGATCATCGGCCAGCTCGATAAACCCGCCCTTCTGTACTGGGCTGCCGAACAGGCGGCCGAGGCAGCGTGTGATCAGGCCGGTTACCTTGCCGACCGCATACAAGCCGAAGGCCGCGAGGCCGTCGTGAAGGACCTGCGCGACGCTCGCTTCCGCAAGCCAAAGGGACAGCGGAGCGCAAGTGAGCTAGGGACGGCCGTTCACGACGCGTGCGAGGACTATGCCCTCACGGGCATCCGTCCCGAGGTCGACGACGAGGTGCGGCCGTTCCTTGAGCAGTTCGACAAGTGGGCTCAACTCTGGCAGCCTCACTACACCGCAGCCGAGGCCGCTGTGTACTCACCGACGTACGGCTACGCGGGGACGCTTGACGCCATCGTGGAAATCGACGGCATGAAGCTGCTCCTCGACTACAAGTCCACCCGCAAGAGCATCGACAGCCAGGGCAAGCAGAGCGGGCCGTACCCCGAGGTGGCGCTGCAACTTAGTGCCTACCGCTACGCCGACCTGATCGCCACATGGCGGGCGCGCAGATATGAGCAGTTCCGCCGCCGTTACTACCTTCTCAATGACGCCGAGCGTGGCGTTGCCGAGCCGATGCCTGCTCTCGACGGTGGGGTCGTTCTCCACCTGACGCCCGAGCACGCGACCCTTCACCCGGTCGTTTGTGACGAGGCGGTGTTCGAGTACTTCCAGTTCACCATAGAGATCGCACGGTGGATGACTGACGCGTCCAAGCACGTCGTCGGGGCACCGATGGAAAGGGGACCGCAGTGACCATCATCACCCTGCAACGCCGACTCCATGAGGCGGGCCGTATCCGCCTTGGTGAGAAGGTGGCGATGAAGGACAAGAACGGCAAGGACATCACCCGGCCCGGCAAGCTCGACGCCTTCCGCTTCACCAGCCAGAACGAAGGTGCGATCAAGGCCATAGCGGGCCTGTACGGCGGGAAGCCTCAGCTGTGGGCAGATGCCCCGGCTGGCAAGCAATGGGAGGTGTTTACCGACTCATCTGAGATCCGTTGTCACGTCCTGCCCGCTGCGATGGCTTGCAGCCAGTATTACGAATCATGGTCGGGCGGCGGCTGTGTCCGACGCTGCGACGGCGAGAACCAGATCCCGAGCGAGGAACCGTGCGTGTGTGATCCCGAGGCGCGCGAGTGCAAGCCGACGACGCGCTTGTCTGTCCTGCTTGATGACGTGCCCGGCACCGGCCAGTTCCGGCTTGAGTCCCACGGCTACTACGCGGCAACCGAACTGAGCGGGTCGTTCGAGCTCATGGAGCGGATCGCTGAGGCCACCGGCCAGGCCATCCTGCCTGCGACGCTCCGCATCGACCACCGCGAGGTCAGGCGACCCGGCGAGCCAACCAGGAACTTCACGGTGCCCGTGCTCGACTTCAAGATCAACCTGCAAGCGCTCGGTCGTGGTGCTGCGACCGCAGCACTCCCGCCAGCACCGGCCGCCTATGTCACACCCGTGCCGGCCCTACCACCAGCCTCGCTCCGTGAGCAGATGGAGCAGGCTGCCCAGCCATCGCAGGCACGCCCGAGGGCGAATGCAGCACAACCACTACCGGCCACGGGTCGGAGGGCACGCACGGCAGCACAAGCTCGCAACGGTGCGAACAGGAAGGAGGTAGTCGACCAAGGCGAACCTCATGCAGGGGACAGGGACGGCGCGGGTGATGTCAGCACGCCCGCGCCGTCCACCACTGCAAATGAGAAGGCCATCGCATCAAAGATGCGCCTGCTTCATGCCATCGCGAACGGCCTCAACCTCGACCATGAGCAGCTGCGCGGGGAGGCAGCACGCATCCTCGGTGCCGACGTCGGCTCGATGTCCGACCTCACCCTTTCCGAACTCGAGGAGGTCATCAGTGTGATGAGGAAACGGGAGGTGTCGGCATGACCTACTACAAGCTCCTGGGACCTGGCCGCGTCCCCCTCGTGAGCAGCGACAAGACGCCCTGGCCCCGCGTGCGCTCATGGACCCCCGAGCGCCCCGTGGAGGTCTGCAAATCGGGTTGGCACCTCGTCACGCTGGAGGGCATCCCCGAGTGGGTAAAGATCGGCGCGCTCTACGAGGCCGAAGGGCGCGGGGAGCCTCAGAGCGACGACGGGCGAAAGTTCTGCTTCGCACAGGCCCGGCTCCTGCGCAAGGTGGGGGACCTGACGACTCCTGTTCTCGTGTTCTGGGCCGCGGACTGTGCCGAGCATGTGCTCCCCGTCTTCGAGACCAAGTACCCGGAGGATGACCGGCCCCGCAAGGCGATAGAAGCCGCGCGGGCTTGGGTAGCCAATCCGACCGATGCGAACAGAAACGCATCCACCTACGCCGCCTACAACGCCCACGACGCCGCCTACGCTGCCAACGCCGCCTACAACGCCGCCGCCTACAACGCCGCCGCCTACAACGCCTTCGACGCCGCCTACGACGTCGCCTACGACGCCGCCTACGCCGCCGCCTACGCTGCCAACGCCGCCACCTACGCCGCCTACGCCGCCTACAACGCCCACACCCACGCCGCCGCCTACGCCACCCACGCCGCCCACGACGCTGCCAACGCCGCCTACGCCGCATGGGACGCCGCACGGGACGCCGCATGGGACGCCGCACGGGACGCCGCATGGGACGCCGAGAAGGCATGGCAGGGTCGGCGGCTCATCGAACTACTGGAGAAGCCATGACCCTCACCGACGCCGAGACCACCATTCCCATTAAGGTCCGCCTCGCCCATTCCAATGAGCCGTGCCGGTTCCTCTCCTGTAACGAGTGCCTGCCCCACGACCACCCGATTTGCCCCATGTGCGGCAGTGTGAAGTTCAGCAACCTGAGCTGTGCGCTGTGCCGGCTGGTGCGGCCATGAAGGTTTACCTCATGCCCTGGGACGAGTTGTACCCGTATTGCACCCTGGAGACGCAGGCCGAGCTAGGCGACGATCACTCGGTGGACGACGAACTGAACGAGGTCCCCGACGCGGATGTCGAACGATGGCAGCGGGTGATCGCGGAGTTCCAGGACGTGCAGCGAGAAATGTTCGCCGTTGCTGAGCCCGAGGTAACGCCATGACGCCCCCGGCTCGCGTAGTCCGCACTGTCACAGGCGCAATCGTGTTCGCCATCTGCGCCACCTTCCTTTGTATCGCGGATGGGTGGTTCGTGCTCTGGATCGTGTGCGGCATTGGCGCCGGGCTTGGCGTGGTATTCGGGGTGGCGGAGGTCGATTATCGGAGAGCACAAAAGCGAAGGGACGCTGCATTGGTAGCGGCGGCCAAAGAAACCCTGAGACAGAAGGAGCGTGACATGACCATTGCAACCAAAACCAACGCACCGAACTGGAGCAGCCACGCTTTCGACTACCACCGAGGACGGAAGGCGGGAGCAGATGAGTGACCGCGCGGCGAGGTCCGCTCTGGCCAGCTCGGTGTTCACTGGCCTTGTTGCTGGCTGGTCTCCTGGCCGCTGGCTTGGCGTCAATACCCGGAGCGGGGAGGACCGACGGAAGGACGACCGCGGCGGATATAGCGTCCCGGGCTACCGTCCGTCCATCATTGTCAGGCACGAGGGTCGAAGCGGCAAAGAGCGCCGAGTCGCCCTTACTGCGCCGGATGACCACTGTCCCCACTGTGGTGCCGTCGGGAAGCTTGAATCGGTCGGCAGTGACGACCAGTCCTCGTGGAACTTCACACACGCCTGTGACCCGTACAAGGCCGCCGAGCGGTACCGCCGCGATCACCCCAGTCGCGACACCATCCAGATCGCCAATGACGACGCTGACACACGCGCCGCCTTCTTCGTCAACGACTGCCTCGGCGACGACTTCATCAACTACAACGATGCCGACGGTGACCCCGTCTACCACCCAGACCTCGACGACGACGACGTCTACACCGGCCCCAGTTTCCGACGCGACCAGCACGGACACGGCCGACTGGGCGTGCATCCGCGCCAGGGAATCAGGTGGGGATTACTCCATCGGTGGGGACGAGCCGTTCGGGGGCGCATACCAAGCAGCAGTTTCTACGTGGCAAGCCCTGGGCTTCAGCGGGGTTCCGAACGCGGCCCCACCGGCGGTGCAAGATGAGTTTGCCCTCAAGCTCTACGCGTGGGACCTCAAATACACAGGCAACGGTTTCAGCGCGTGGCAGACCGCTCCCATGTGCGGATTGTGAAGGAGGCGACCGATGCTTGACCTAGACGCCATCGAAGCACAGACAGCAGGTGCGCTTGAGGACCACGAAGCCTGGGTGTTTGAGTGTTTGTGCGCCCCCAACTACACCTGCGACATCAAACTGACGCTTGATGCTGTCCCGGCCCTCGTTGCCGAGCTACGTGCTGCCAGGGAAGTGCTTGTGTTCGCTGACGGCCTAGCTGTAGCCAATACGGGGTTTCCACTCGCCGCTCTCTATGCCGAAGATTGCGAATGGGCACAACAGGCACTCAAAGCCGCAGGTTGTTTCCCAGCTGCCTACCGAGCCGTGTAGGGGAGGCATGATGGCCCGTGACCCGGCGCCGCTCGTGCTACTCCAAGCCGGCTACGGCACCTGGCGTATCCTCGCACCGACGCCGCGCTTTGGTGCGAACATTGGGGTCAACGAAGGCCCCGATCGACGCTACGAAGAACTGGCGACAGTCCGAGGCAACCTGTACGACGCCACAGCGCGCTTGCATGAACTTGAGAAGGGCCGCGCGTGATGCCTCCAACTGAGACCACCCGACCCGACAAGGCCCAGCGCCGCACGGTGGTCGAGCGGGCACTCAGGGAGGCCGTCGCCGCTAACTCTGCACTCGCCGCGCAGGTGACGGCGCTGAGGCGCGTGGCGGTAGTGGCGAAAGAGATCCGCGACAACCAGGCCGACGACATAGACGGACGGCTGCGGTACGTCTACATCCAGCCCGACCGCGACGAATGGGAGCGGTTCTGTGCTGTCGTCGATGCACTGGAGACGTCGTGACCACCATTGACCAGATCCGCGCCGAGGCCAAGGCCGGCATCTTCGGTTGCACCACGGGAGTGGTCACGCTCGGCCGTGAGCGCTTCGACGCGCTGGTGGACGTGGCCGAAGCCGCGTATGCACACCGGAACTTCGGCGAGTTCGAGCCTGACGACGGGTGCGGGTGCACCAGGTGCCGGCTCTATCGCTCCACCGCGGCACTGGAGGCGCTGACATGCCCGGAGTAAGCCTCAATGACCTCCCGCCAAAGGTGCGCGCCAGGGTTGTCGCCCACGCGGAGGAACTGGCCGCGGGTGTTGCGAACGCCCCATCGCGCGCGTTGCGTATCGCTAATCACGGGACGAGCCGCTGGCGTTGCGCCGGTTGCGGCGTCGTGTTCACGCAATGGGCGCCCGCACAGAGACATTCAATGGCTGGGTGCAACGGGCGGCATTCCATGGGGAACATATTGGACAAGGAGGCGTAATGGCCAGGGGAGACAAAGTCGTTGTCTACGTCGACACCGGTGCAACAGAGGCACGTGAGTTCACCGTGACGGCATCCCGTAATGGCCGCACCGTCGAGGTGAAGTCGGCGCGGGCAATGATCGAGGTGAGTGAGATGGACAAGAACGGGAACGTGTGCCACACAGCTAGGTTCATGGCGTCCAGGGTCATCGCCCTCATTGAGGAGCGCACGGAGGAACCTGAGCCGCCAGTGGTATTATTGGAGGCGTCGTGATTGACCTCGCCAGAATCATCCGCTGCTACGACGCCATCTGCGACATGGAGAATGCCAGCGCGCAGAGTCTCACGGCGGCTATCGCCTACTCGCTGGATGTGCCGCCGCTGATCGGGGAGGTGAAGCGTCTGCGGGCGTTCTACGAGGCATCTATGGATGTGCTCGCTGTGCTCGAAAACGACCTGTGCCGGTTCTGCAACCACGCCCCGCCGTGCCACGCCGACGACTGTCCGCAATATGCCGCGATCAGAGCTCTTGACGTGGTGCAGGCGTCATGACACTCATCATCTGCGGCCCGCGCGGCCCACTGTTCCGCGCCGTCAAGAGGTGCCCGACATGTAAGTGTCGGCGGCGCTTCGTTGTCCGCGTAGAGGTGTGGTATGGCGACTACTGGCATTGCTGCCACTGCGGCGACGTGTGGAACGACGGTGAGCTATTGCAGCGGCCATTCAAGCCCCGTTGGCGCGCCGAAGAAGCTCGTAAGCATCGGGAGATGTGGAAGACCGCGGGGACGCGTAAGGCCGCCATGGCGTGGCTGATGGATGATGTCATGGGGGAGGCGTCGTGACTTTCACCCTGACCCAGACGCTGCAGAACAACGACGAGGCGAACGGTGCTGAGCCCGAGAGCACCCTGACGCGCGAGGAATGGCTGCGGGCCCAGGTTCCCGCGAGCAAGCCGAGCCGGGAACCTCGCGAAACGGTAGCGGCCACGGCGACGAAACAGAATCTCACCGATTGGCGGGCGCAAGCTGCATGTCACGGTTGTGACACTGACGTGTTCTTCATCGGGCGCGGCGAGGATGCGAGGCCGGCGAAGGTGATATGCGCCCAATGCCCCGTGCGGCGCGAGTGCCTCGACTGGGGGCTGCGCCACGAAAAGTTCGGCGTGTGGGGAGGTGAGAGCGCGGATGCGCGCGAAAGGATGCGGGCGCGGCGCGGTATCAGGCTGGTGGTGCCCGGCAGCATGTTCCTGATTGAGACCCGGCACGGGACCAGTGCCGGCTACCAGCGCCACCGGCGTGCCGGCACGGCCATCTGCGTGCCGTGCCAACGTGCCCACGCGTTGACGGCTGCGGTGCGGAAGGCGAGAAGGGAACGGGCTATCTGATGCCGCGAGTTCCGCGCCCTTGGTTCCGCTTCTACAGCGAGACGCTCGGGGACGGCAAGATTCGCTGCCGTCCGCCTGCCGAACGATGGTGTTGGACCGCACTTTTGTGCATCGCAGGTGAGGCCGAAGAGCGCGGCGAACTGACGATCGGATCACACCCTGCTACACCCTGCGAGATAGCTGACTTGGCCGCACTACCTGTCAAGACGGTGCGCTCTGCACTTGACTACTTCGTCGAGGAAAAAATGCTCGCTGACCAGGGAGGAGTGCTAGTTGTGGCGCGATGGAAAGAGCGGCAGTTCGAGTCCGACGAGTCGATGGAACGAACAAGGAAATACCGCGCCAAGGCGGGAGGTAGTGACGACTTCTCGCCGTCACAACGCCGTCACTGTGACGGACGTAGTGACGGGTTAGCAACTCCCCAGAGAACAGAGTCAGAGAACAGAGTTAAAAGCAGCAGCGAAGGCGACAACTTTGAGCAGGCCGTGGAAATCCTCGCGCAGCGCAGGCTGAACCGTTCGACAAAGACGATCCGCAACCCCGAAGGCTGGCTTGCAGGAGCAAGGGCAGGACTTATGGGAGACCACGCCGAGGCCGCAGCACTAGCACCCGGCGGTATGACGCCAACCCAGCTCGCCGACTGGCTCGAGCCGCCACCGAAGCCACCGCGAGCCGAAGGAGCGCGCATCCCCGAGACACCGATGCCCGAGATGCAAGGCGCGCCGAGCGAGGCAGGAAAGGCCGCGATGGAAGCACTCAAGGCGAGTGTGAGAGCGACGAAAGCGTGAAGGCCCCTTTTGTCTGGTTCGGAGGCAAGCGCAAGGTAGCGCCGCAAGTCTGGGAGGCACTCGGCGATGTGGACAACTACGTCGAGCCGTTCGCTGGCTCTCTCGCCGTCCTCTTGGAACGTCCTCACCACCTCGCAGACGGCTCGTGTCGCGCCGAGACGGTAAATGACGCGGATCACTACTTGGCGAACTTCTGGCGAGCCTTAGCGTCCGATCCTGAGATTGTGGCTGCATACGCGGACTGGCCGGTGAACGAGGACGACCTGTTCGCCCGCCACCTGTGGCTCGTGAACGAGGGGCGAGCGACGTTGGCACAGGGACTCGAACTGGACCCGATGTTCTATGACGCCAAGATTGCCGGCTGGTGGGTCTGGGGTGTCAATGCCTGGATCGGTAGCGGCTGGTGCTCGGGCACCGGCCCGTGGGATTACGAGGCAACGCGGGCCAGGGCGTCAACCGCCAGCTCCCTCACCTCAGCAGCGGACGAAGACGATACGAGCCAGCTCCCTCACCTCGGCAACGCGGGTCGGGCTGGCTATAACAACCTGAGCTACCGCAGCGCGGGTATTGCCGCCTACATGAGCCAACTCGCCGAGAGGTTGCGCGACGTCAGGGTTTGCACGGGTGACTGGTCACGGGTCGTCACGAAAGGCGCGCTGAGCTTCGGGGCGTCGGTTGGAGTGTTCCTCGACCCGCCTTACGCAGAGGATGTGCGAACCGCTGGTCTGTATGCGAGCGAGACGGTCGATGTCGCCATCGCTTGCAGGGACTGGGCGATAACTAACGGCGACAACCAGCGCTATCGAATCGTGCTGGCGGGCTACTCCACAGAGCACGACGACGCGATCCCGAAGTCTTGGCGTCGCATCCGCTGGTCGGCGTCTGCCGCCTACCAGACGAGCACAAGTAGTGGCGGCAACAAGGACAACCGACACGGCGAGGTGCTCTGGTGTTCGCCAGCGTGCTTAGTCACACAAGCGTCGCTCTTTGATGAGGCGTCATGACCTACGAAGCCGACGTCCGCGCCGCAATCGCCCGACGTGACTTCCGTTACCTCCGCTGCGCCTGCCGGGTTCACAAGACGCTGCCGTTCTACGTTGTGGCGCGCGGCGGCAGGTGTGGCGCGTGTGGCGAGGCATGCGTGCCGGCGACGCAGGAGGAGTACAAAGTGCAGGAGTACAAAGTGCATTGGGAGAAAGGCCATTATGAACCGTCCGAATGAGCGGCAGTGGGATTCCTGTCTTGATGAGATCGAGTGGAACGTCGGCGAGCTTCGCAAGCACGGATCTGAGGCGATTACGCGCACGAAGGGCTTAGCCGCTGGCGACGATGGCTATCCGCGCTCGTCGCTGCCCGAATCGTCGGTTGCATCCGGTCGCGTCGGCGATCCAACGGGGTTGGCGGCCGTGTCACGGGCGATGGGCACTGGTGTTCGAGACGAAGCCGCGATACACGTGAATTACATGCTCACCCGCGTCGACGACGCAGTGAAACGCCTTCGCGAGGCAGTCCAGACAATGTACAAGGCGATTCCAGAAGCGCCGCCCGATCCCAGCCGCGAGCAGTGCCAGAGTTGCGGCATCGCGAAGCAAATTGCGACGCGCTACGGCAAGAACCCACGCGGCTGGGTTGTTGCCGACGCCAAGTGTGACTCGTGCTATAAGCGGGCGCTCGGCGCGGCTAAGCGACGGGGACAAAAACTCCAGCATGCTTGACACGAACTACACGCGTGTGGTACTGTCGTGATAGTTAGCCGTCTTGTGTTCACACGAGGCGGCTACTTCGCGCCAAGGGTCCGCGCCTCATCTCGCCCACACACGGCCGGCACGGGTTCGGCATCCGGTGACCTGGCTCACTCCTGGCGCTTGATCGAACAGGGGGATCATGCTGGAAACCTCCGTCAACACCGTCCTCACCGAAGTGCGAGACGAGTGCGACCGAAGCCTGAGCCTCCTGATGAAGATGCACGCCGAAATGGACGGCAATCGCGCATCGTACCTGTCGGACGTGATCGATGACCTCGCTAAGGCTCTTGACACGATCGACGTCGCGTTACCGCACCTGTGGAATGACTAGGGGACGCATGAACCCGCCCACACTGGTAGAAGCCGCCCAGGACGACACGCCCGTCAACAAGCTCGACGCGGCGATCGTGGAGTACATGCGCGAGGTCGCCGGCACGCCGATCGTTGGCGACTGGTATCTCGTCGCCGAGCTCGCCTCGGAACCCAACGGTGGCAAGCAGCTTCACAGCGCCGAATCACCGTACATGACGGAGTGGATGGGAGGGTTCAGGTCTGGCGATGAGAATCGTCGTCCCGTTCACTCACCTTGAGCGAGCAGTAACCGTCGCTCTCAACGCCACAGGGCGCGAGTACGAGCTGGTCGACGTGTCAGGCTCAGACTCGGCATACTGGCAAGTTCTGTCAGACCTCTGGAGTGCGGGGAGGTCGTTCGCTGTAATTGAGCACGACGTCGTCGTTCACCCATCAGTGTTCGATGAGTTCGACGACTGCCCGCGCGTCTGGTGCGCGTTCCCACATCGCTATGTGTGTGGCGGCGACGCTGGTTACTACGGCATGGGCTGCGTACGATTCCGCGCCGAGTTGCTCAGAGACAATCCCAATGTGATGCACGACGTGGCTCAGATGGCGAACGCTGGTCATCCACCGAAGCACTGGTGCACGCTCGATGCTCACCTGCAAACCGTGCTGCCGCGTTGCCATGTCACAGTGCCGGACACCCGGCATCCGTGGGGTGAGCACCAGGAAACTGTGACTCGTTGCTATCACCCCACGGTGCTTGGTCACCTACACCAGGGGGTTTCACACGGCTGTGTCTAAGTACGGCGGCAAGTGGCAAACCGTTCGCAAGAAGATCCTTGCGCGTGACGGGTACGTGTGCCAGATCCGTGCGAAGGGTTGCCAAGGTCAAGCGACCGATGTCGACCACATCGTGCCACCGAGTCTTGGCGGATCGTGGTATGACTGGGCGAATCTCCGCGCCGCTTGCCATCACTGCAATGCCGGTCGCTTGGTCGGACGCGGCGAGACCTGGCGACTGGCACCGACCAACGTGCACCTGGTCGTCGGTCCACCCGGTGCCGGTCTAGGTGCCTGGGTCGCAGACAAGGCGAGACCCGGCGACCTTGTCGTGGACTACGAGACCATCGCCCACAGTGTGGGTGGGAACCACGAGGCAGTGAACGCGGCCAGGAATATTTTGCTCCAGAAAATAAGGGGGGGGCAGCTGGGAGTTCCCGCCGTCTGGATCACCTCCTCAAATCCGAAGGCCGAGGATCTGTTCCCCTACCACCAGGTGCACGTCGTGGACCCCGGCATCGATGCCTGCGATCCTGCGATGCGCGGGCTAGCTGAGCGGTGGTATGCTGAGCGGGGTGAGTCGACAGCTAGCGCGCCGAGTCGAGCATGGTAGCTAGCGAGCGAGCGAAACCGGCCACGTTTTGAACAATTTACGGGCTGGCGCGATCGTTTATGACTTCGCTGTATGGCTTTTCTCTCCCGATCAAAAACACGGACGGCGGGCGGCAAACCCCCGGTCAGCGATACAGCGGCCGACTAGACTGGTATCAGATGCCTAAGCCGACAACCTGCCGAATATGTGGTAACCCGGTGCCAATGGGCCGGGGTCGGGCGCGGGCATTCTCTTCGTCTGGCCGGTCGCGACGGACTTGTGCCTCCAATACCTGTCGGCTCGCCTATGCGGCGTGGCAAGAACGCACCAAGCGTCACGAGAAGGTCGCAGCATGACCAAACAACGAGGACCAGCAGGCCGTTTTATTGCCGTCACGCCAGCACAGTCAGACCACGGCCGTAACCGCCAGGCCGCCGAGGAAACGATCGCCGCCATGCGATCTACTGGTAGGCTTGAGCCAATAGATTCTGTCCGAATCGTCACGCTTCAGGCACTTGCCGATGCCGTGGATGCCGATACGGGCAACGCTAGTCTTTGGCGTGAGTACCGCGCGGCCGATGCAACCCTGCGCGAGGTGCCCGATGTCCCTGACGATGAACTCACCCAGATCCTTGGACGACTGTCGACCCCGCTGGGCGACGAAACGGACGCCGGGGCGCCGAACCCTCGGGCCAAAGGTCGCCGAAGTAGCTGAACTGCTCGGCGTGCCGCTTATGCCGTGGGGGCTGGAGGCGACCGAGATCGGGTTGGAACTGTTGCCCGGTCCGCGGTTGATTCCGGCTTACAGGGAAATCATCATCACGGTGCCGCGGCAGTCAGCGAAGACGACGCTCGCTTTGGTAGTCGAGGTCCAGCGCGCAGTTGGCTGGCCCGAACCGCAGCGGATCGCCTATTCGGCGCAAAACGGCGTCGAGGCTCGCCGCAAGTTGCTTGACGACCAAGAACCCATACTGCGCGGGTCTCCACTCTGGCCCACGGTTAAAAACGTTTACCGAGCGGCTGGCCATGAGTCCATCATCTTCAAGAACGGCAGCCGCATTGACGTGCTCGCATCGCTTGAAGGGTCAGGTCACGGCCGCATAATCGATCTCGGCATCATCGACGAGGCATTCGACGACGAAGACAGCCGTCGCGAGCAGGCGATCATCCCCGCGATGTCGACACGCCCATCAGCACAGCTGCTTGTCATCTCGACGGCTGGCACCGAGAAGTCTGCCTACCTGAAGCGCAAGGTCGATGCCGGACGGGACGCGGCCGCCAATGGGGTGACCGAGGGCATCGCCTATTTTGAGTGGTCGGCTGAGGCGGATGCAGACCCCTACGACCCGGCGACCTGGTATGGCTGCATGCCAGCACTTGGTCGCACAATCAGCGAACCTGTGATCCGCCACGCGAGCGGGATGCCCGAGGGCGAGTTCCGCCGCGCCTATCTCAATCAGTGGACCGTCAGTGACGAGCGCGTCATCCCCGCCGCTCAATGGACCGCGGTCCGCGCCCCTGACACGAAGCCTTACGGCACCCTGGCAATGGGGATCGACGTCAACCCGGAGCGGACACACGCCTCCATCGTCGTCGCAGACCGTGAAGGCAAGATCGAGCTGGTCGAGCACACCGGCCAAGGTGACCCGCCGCGTGAGGGGATCGCCTGGGTTGTCACGCGGGCCATAGAACTAGCGCAGCGCTGGAACATGTCGGTAGCGCTTGACACCCGCGGGCCCGCCGGACTGTTCGCCGCCGACCTGGTGGCCGCGTACATCGTCGTCGTCCCCTACTCGGGGCAGGAGATGACCTACGCGTGCGCCGCCGTCTTCGATGCGATCATGGACAGTCGAGTTGCCATCCGCCCGGACCCGGCGCTCGATGCGGCTGCCGCCGCAGTTACCCGCAGACAGGTCGCGGACGCCTGGGTATGGGGCCGACGAGGTTCCGGCGTCGACGTGAGCCCTATCGTCGCCATGACGATGGCCTACGACCTTGCCCGCAAGTCCTCGGCAGACGAGGACGCCTGGGTTATGGTCGGCTGAGAAGGGGGAGTGTCAATTGCGTACCCTAATCGCCACGATCCTGCAAGCCCTCGGCATCCTCGGCGTCGCCGCCGGCGTCTACTGGATCGTCCCGTGGGCCGGTGTCGTCGTTCTCGGTGCGGGGCTCGTCCTGTTCGGCCTCTCGGTTGAGCTCGGGGCCAAGTCACCGCCTCCACCGCCGCCTCGCTATCCAGGACAGCCGTACGGGCCTAGTTACTAGCCCGGGGCACTAGCCCTGGGAAGTGGACCCGGCTGTCTCACCCGATCCGGTGAGCGGCCGGGTTCGCGCAAACCGCCTACGGTTGGCCGCTGCGACCCTCGCGTGTCCCTCTGGCGTGAGCGGCTTAGCCACTCCCGTGTGCGAGGCGCTTGCCTTTGCTCGCGATGCCTCCGACCACTGAGGCGGGTTGGCCTTATTGCGCGCAGCCATAGCGGCGCGGCGCTCAGGCGTCCAAGCGGCCCGCATCTTGGCCTTCATCTCTTCAGTGCGGGGTGCCGCCGCGATCTTAGCCTTCGTCTCGTCCGAAAGCACACGCCCGACGCAGTTCTTGTTGCCGAAGCGCGACTTACTGACTCGTTCTCGCTGCTCTGCCGTTCGACGGTAGCCAGTGGTGAGTTTGCCGAGTTCATTGCCATCCATCCATGGCTTACGCATCCCCGTGTGGGCGGCGCTGATCTTGGCCCTGGCTTCGGCGCTTTGCACAGACCCCCGTTTATGCTCAGCCCACGCGGCGCGCCGCTCGGGTGTCCAGGTCGCGGCGATCTTGGCCCTAGTCTCGGCCGATCGCGGCACGCCCTTCTTGGCGAGGCTCACGTCCGGCCGCTTCATCCCGAGCGTGCTACCCGCCGCTGGCGCATGATTCAACACGGGTCGCAACAGGTCCATCCAGAACTGCTCGGCCTCGGTCAACTTCTCGGGCGGACATTCCTCAAGTAGTTCCCACTCAAAAGCCTCACGACCATACTTGTCCCAGATGTTCTGAAACCTGCGGGACTTGTGCTTGCCCAGCTTCAGTAGCGACCGATGTTCAGCCCACCGCCTCCCGACATTTGACGTTTGGCCGACGTAGCAGCGGCCACTCTCACGGTGCACAATCCGATAGATCCCACTTATGACTCTGGTCATGGGAATACTGTAGCACGTTCCCAGGAGGTGATGCAAATGTTGTCTGACCTCGGTAGGCGCAGACGTCGAACACTAGAAGAAGAGCGTTCGGCGGGCGCCATCTCTTGGCCGGACTATTGACTTAGCTTAGGCTCTGGGAACAGTTCGGCTTTAACGGCGTCCAATATGTAGTTCCCGGTGGAGGCATCGGCGAACTAACAGCCCTACAGGCGCAACGCAACCCCATCGTCTGGGCGTGCATCAACATTCGCGCCTCAGTGTTCTCTGAAGTCCGCTTCGCGTACCAGTCCTTCGATGCCGGCCGCCCCGGAAAGGTGTTCGGCAACCCCAACCTGTCGATACTGAACAACCCGTGGGCGCAGGCATCGACCGGCGACCTTCTCGCACGCATGGAAGTCGACGCCAGCCTCTACGGCAACTCCTACTGGGTCCGCACCGGTAACCAGCTCGTCCGCCTGCGCCCGACGAAGGTCACGATCGCGACCGTCGATGTCCTCGACCCCGAGACTGAGGAACCCTTCGGCAAGCGCCTGGTCGGTTACGCAGTCAACGACGACCGCGGCCACGTCACCTCAGTGTTCACCCCCGAGGAGGTGTGCCACTACCGGCCGCTTCCCGACCCGGAGCACGAGTTCCGCGGCATCTCATGGATGTCGAGCCTCCTGCCTGACATCATCGCCGACCTCGACATGTCCGACTTCAAGCACAGCTTCATGATGAACGCCGCGACGCCGAGCCTGGTCGTCAAGTTCGACCCCGGCGTCTCGCCCGAGGCTGCCACCAAGTTCCGGGAGAAGTTGGAGGCGGGCCACACCGGCGCGCAGTCGGGGTTCAAAACGTTGTACCTCGGTGCCGGCGCAGACGTGAAGGTCGTCGGCTCCAACTTCCAGGAGCTCAACATCAACGGGGTGCAACAGGCTGGCGAGACGCGCATCGCCGCAGCGGCCGGCGTCCCGCCCACGTTGCTGTCCCTGTCCGAGTCCCTCGGCGGCTCCGCCCTCAACGCCGGCAACTACCAGGCCTCCCGGCGTCGATTTGCCGACGCCACCATGCGCCCGCTCTGGCGTTCAGCGTGTGGCGCGTTGCAGACGCTCGCGCCGCCACCCGATGGCGCACGGCTCTGGTACGACCCCCGTGACGTCCCCTTCCTGCAGGAGGACATCGCCGACGTCGCGAACTACAAGATGACGGCGGCGCGCACAATCTTCTTCCTCGTGGAATCCGGCTTCTTCCCGGACTCCGCCGTCGTGGCCGTCGAGACAGGCGACCTCAGCAAGCTCGTGCACACCGGCCTCGTGCCGAAGAGCATGCAGCCGGCAGGTCCGCCAATCCCACTAGGAGGCACGGCACAGACCGTGCCGGAACTTCCACCCGAGCCGACATCAGGTGCCGACCTCGGCGACGACCTCGAAGGAGGCGACATCTAATGTGCCCAGCATGCCCCGTGCACCACACGCCCATTGACTCGACCGGCTCTTGGGATGGTGCTGCAGTCGAGAAGGCGTTCGACAAGCGGAAGGGTGACTTCCCGAAGCTGTACGCGTGGGTGGACGAAGGCGAGAGCGATTCGTCCGCCGACGGCACCGACAAGGAGGACGGGTGGGGACCGCATCACGACGTGAGTGATACCGGCGTCCCTGGTGCCGCCAACACTAAGGGCTACCAGGCCGCCATGGCCGCCCTGAATGGTGCACACGGCGGTAAGACCGTCATCCCGGCCGGAGACCGCCAGGCCGTCTGGGACCACCTTGCAGCCCACTACAAGGACGGCGGGACGAAGGCAGCGGACATCCCCGACCTCGAGGCCAACTCGGTGGCGCTGTGGGGCCAGTGCCGCCTGTGCCATGGCCACAGGTTCCTGCTCCTGCGCCCCAAGCCGGAGAAGCGTGACACCGACGCCGTCGCCGCGCTGCTGAGCGATGGCGACGTCACCGTGGAGGCCGGGAGCGCCGGACCCGGCACGACCATCGTCTGCCCGTCGTGCGCCGGCACCGGCTCGGTCCCCATCGACGAGAACGGCGTCCCCATCCTGCTCCCTGCCGCTGAGGATGGCGACCCTGCCTCGATCGTCGGTGACAACCCTCACAGTCCCCCGTTGGATCCCGCCGCCACGGGTGACCAGGTGGGCGCCTACCCCTACGACGCGGCCGACGACGACCTGGGATCGGCCGACGAGACCGCATTGAACGCCGGCGAGGCGTCCGACCTCGCGGTGTCGGGCTCGAACCCGGCGGAGGACTACATGCCGATGGGCGCGATGTCGAAGGAATACCCCACGGAGAACCTGATCCGTGCCCGCCGTTCCGATGCGGGCTGTCCTGCCGTGCTGCTCCGCGACACGGTAGCCCCGGTCGACGGCCAGGGCGGCTCGACCATGTTTGGATATTTCAGCACGTTCGACTCGCCCTACGAGATCGACAGCCTCTGGGAAGGCCACTTCATCGAGACCGTCGCCCCTGGTGCGTTCAAGAAAACAATAAAGAACGACGCCACGGGCATGCGCGTCCTCTACGACCACGGCTTCGACCCGCAGTTGGGGAACAAGCCGTTGGGACCGATCCAGACGCTGCGCGAGGATGCCAACGGCGCCTACTACGAGGTGCCGCTCCTCGACACCGACTACAACAGGAACTTCCTGCTTCCGTGCCTCCGCGGCCAGCTCATGAATGGTGAACAAGTCGGCTCGCAATTGGGGGCTTCGTTCCGGTTCATCGTTACTGGCGAGACCTGGGACCGCTCGGGCAAGAAGTCCAGGACCAACCCAAACGGGCTCGACCAGCGCACCATTACCGAGGCGCAAGTCCTCGAGTTCGGCCCAGTGACATTCCCCGCCGCGCCTACGGCAACCGCCGGCGTGCGCTCAGGGAGCGACGACTTCATCAACAAGCTCCGAACAGACCCATTGGCGCTCGCCCGATTCACAGAGCGGACGTCGTACAAGGTCGTGGAACGCCTGCTCGACAGTGCCCCGGTGACGCCGGACACTGACCCCACCGCCAACACCGACGAGGCACCGGTTGACGACCGTGCAGCGCGGGTCAAGCAACTGCGACGCAGGGCCAGAGTGGCCTTGCTCGACTGACCCTAAGGAGACCCTAATGAAGCTCGACGAGCTTCGCACCAAGGTCACCGAGCTGCGTGACGAGATCACAGCACTCAGTGACAAAGACACACTCGACGAGGCTGAAGAGGTGCGCTTCGAAGCCGCCCTGGCCGAGTACGAGCCCCTAAAGGTGGAGTACGCCTCCGCTGAGGCACGGGCCAAGAAGGTCGCCGAGATTCGCGGCGCCGACTTCACCGCCGGCCACGACGACTTTACGTTTCAACGCAAGGTCGACCCGTCGTCCATCGACCCCCGTACGGCGAGCCGCAAGGAATTGCGCGACGCCGCTCTGAAGGTCACAGAGTCCGAAGGCGGACACCTCAACTCCGCTCAACGTGAGCACTTCGAGAGGCAACTCCGCTCGCACAGTGCGGACTTCGAGGGCTCGATTGTCGCCAAGCGTCTTTTGGTGACTGAGAACGACGACTACCGCAGCGGCTTCATGAAGGCTGTAACGCAAGACAAGCCAGCCTTTACACCAGAAGAGGCGCGAGCGATCAACGCGTTCCAGGAGTTCCGTGTCGCGTCTGAAGGCACCGGCTCTGCTGGTGGCTTCGGTATCCCGGTCCTCATCGACCCGTCCATCATCCTGACGTCTGCTGCGGCCGATGCTCCTATCCTGCAAATCAGCAGGATGGTTACCATCACGACCGACGCGTGGAAAGGCGTTGCATCGTCCGGTGTCTCGTGGGCGTTCCAGGCTGAGTCCGCGGTAGTCGCTGATGACACCCCGACGCTGGTACAGCCCAGCATCCCGGTGTATGCAGCCCGCGGCTTCATTCCCTACAGCATTGAGGTAGGCCAGGACTATCCTGGATTCGCGGACGAGATGTCGACCCTGCTCAACCAGGGATACGTCGACCTGCTCGCGAAGAAGACGTGTGTCGGTTCCGGTTCCGGTGAGCCTACGGGTATCTTCACCACCCTGGCGAACCAGACGGTCAGCCCCGCACACATCACCGTGACGACAGTCGGGACGCTGGGTGCTGTCGATGTCCGCAAGGCATGGATGACGCTCCCTGAGCGTTACCGTCCGCGTGCAACGTGGGTCTACAGCCCGTCTGTCGATGGCACGATCCGTGCCTTCGCTAACGCGGCCAGCGGCCTCGCGCTCGCTGACTTCACCGTTGACCTGACCAAGAACGGCGTCGATGTCCTCATGGGCCGACCCGTCGTGGTCACCGACTACGCGCCGCAGTTTACGGGCACCACGGGCGCAGCGAACATCGCTGTCATAGGCGATTTCAGCAATTTCCTCGTTGTCCAGCGTGCAGGGATGACCGTGGAATTGGTGAATCACTTGTTCGACACCACCACAGGACGCCCCGTCGGCCAGCGCGGCTGGTTCGCCTTCGCGCGTATCGGTTTCGATGCCGTCAACCCCAACGGTTTCCGCCTGATAAGTAATAGCTGACCTGGGCTTTTGATTGTCTAGCGGGGACATGGTCGAGTCGTTCTTTCGGCCCATCCTCGCTAGACAGTCGCCCACGGCGTGGTGGATAGTTGCACTCACTTGTGATATAGTGTGAGCATGACAACGACACCAAAGGATACTTCCACAAAAGTTCAATGTTCCGTCGTCGCCGAGGGTCTGCCAGCCGAGGGCACCCTGTACGCAGGCCACCCGAGCCGTGTCGGCCCAGCCGTGAACGTGCCGGCCGTATAAACCAAGGACCAGCCCCCGGGGTCGGCCGTTCGGCGGTGCGACCGGCCCTGGACCAACCGCCATCACCGTCGCGTAGCGCCGTGGAGCAGTAGCAGCTCGCTGGCCCCATAAGCCAGAGGTCGTGGGTGCGAATCCCACCGGCGCCACCAGACTGAACGTCCGAGGGAAAGTGCCCTAGAAACTGCCTGGTGTCGGTCGGCGCGCCATCGTCGCGGCCAGGAACAACAGGACTGATAGGGACAGGGCATCGATGCTGGCTTTGGCAGCCGAAGGGTGTGCCGCCCACTAACGACGGCGCGTGTAGGACGTTCAGCCTTTCTCAAGGGGGAATCGTGGGAGCACCGATCACGGTAATTACCGCGTCCATCCCGGGTCGCGAGGCCCTACTAGGTCTCACCCTCGCCAGCGTTTACAACCAGACGGTAGAGGTCGACGCACATTTGGTGATGGCGCAGTCATGCACCGAGGGTCTGATCCCACCGGTCCACGTAGCGATGCAGCAGAACGCCTTACTCCCCGCCGTCCGCTCCACATTCTGCATGCGCCTAGCTGATGACGACCAGCTCCTGCCGCATCACATCGAGACCTATCTGCCGCACCTGGCCGACGCCGACGTCATCTACTCGTGGGACGCCAACGGTGATCGCCCGCGCGTCGACTGTAACGGGTGGGACACGGGCCGCCTCTGTGCCGAACTCGACCGACGGAACTGGATAGACGGGTCCGCCGTCGCCATCCGTACGGTCATACTCAAGCAAGTCGGCGGATGGCCGACTGACTGGGTAGGTGGCAGTCACACGGACGGCTCTGGTCGGTTCGTCGCCTCCAACTGCGTGGCCGAGGACTGGGGCTGCTTCATCGCCCTAGCACACGCTGGCGCCCGGTTCCGTTGCATCCCCGAGCCGACATGGCTATATGGCAACGGCGACTGGGTGAGGAGTTCCGACGGATGCCCGCCACCCATGCGCTAAAGATCGCGCACTGGTATCACGCCTACGCCTTCGGCAACTGGCAGAAGATCGTTACCAGTCACCTTGAAGCGCTCGAATCGAGCGGGTTGGCCGCCGAGGTCGGAACGCTCCACCTCGGGATCATCGGTCCACAAGCCGAACGGCTGGCCCTGGCTGCGCTGTGTGCGAAGCACCTACCCGTCGAGATAGAGGCGCAAGCCGATACCGGTTGGGAACAGGTCACCCTCGAGGCGCTCCGCAAGAAGGCTGGCACGTTCGACGTCGTGCTCTACGCCCACACCAAAGGCGTCAGTAACCCGGAGGGCTCCGACGAGCACTACGAGAACATCTGGCGCTGGTCGATGACGGCCGAACTGATTACCGGGTGGCAGAAGTGCGTTGCCCTGCTCGATGAGCACGAAGCGGTTGGGTGCCACTGGGTCTGCCACTCCGAGGTCAATCGCTACTGCAACGACCCGGGCACCTACTTCTACGGCGGCAACTTCTGGTGGGCACAGTCGAGTCTCTTGAAGCGCCTGAAGCCCCCGCGCGCCGACACCCGTTACGACGCTGAGCTCTGGTTCAGCCTCAACGGCCCCGTCGACGCGTTCGATCTCACGCCCGGTTGGCCGGAGCCGAAGAACTTCACAGCGCCGCCGCCAATGGTGAACGTCGACACGAGCGGCCGCTACAGGGGCAAGACATGAACACCGTCGCCATTTACACCGCCATTTTCGGCAGCTTCGACTGGTTGAAGACGCACCCGGACATCCCCGGCGTCGACTTCGTCGCGTTTACCGACGACGAGTCCCTGACGGCCCGCGAGGACTGGCGCGTCATCACAGTGCCGCCATCCAATAATCCTCGGCTCACCGCCAAGTATCCGAAGATCGTCGGGCCGCAGTCGCCGCCACTGGACAGTTACGAGGCGACCATCTGGATCGATGGATCGATGGAGATCCTGACCCCTGCCTTCGGAGAGGCATTCGCCGACCTTGGTCCCGATGACCTTGCGCTCTTTCGTGCTGAGCACGGCGACTGCATCCACGAGGAGGCTAGGCGCAGCATCGGGTGGGACAAGTACGACGGGCAACCGATCCGCGAGCAGGTCGAGTACTACCGCAGTCTCGGCTACCCAGACCACGCGGGTCTGTGGCCCTGTGCCGTGATAGGACGAGCCAAGTCCACCCGCGTCGATGCGCTGATGTCCGACTGGATGGGAGAGATCGAGCGCTGGTCGCTGCAGGACCAGATCAGCCTTCCGTTCGTCCTGTGGCAGCACGGGTTTACGCCACACGAGTGGCCGCACTATCCCCCAGGCAACGACGGGTGCCGGCACCCGGTCGAGAATCCTTGGCTCTTTCTCCACACCCACTCAGCATGGCCGATGAACTGGGCAGGCGGTCGTATATGAGAGCCCTAGTCACCGGCAGCGCGGGCTTCATCGGACGGCACTTCGCCGCCCGTCTTGTACAAGATGGACACCATGTTGTCGGATGCGACCCGGCGCACCTGCCTCACCTCACCTGGTGCGGGGACTGTCGGCGCATCTTCGCCCGCGACGACAACGGCTACGACCTCCTAGTCCACTGCGCCGCCGTCATCGGGAGCAGACAGGAGCGCGACGACAACCCGATGGCCGTCTACGAGAACCTCGCGCTCGACCAGATGGCGATTGCCTGGTGCCTCCGAACCCGGACCCCGCTGCTCTACTTCTCGTCATCGGCCACGTACCCGACCAACATGAGGGGACCGTTCCGCGAGACAGACGTGGACGTGGCCGAGAACATCATCCGCCCGGACGCGGCTTACGGGTTCATCAAACTCGTGGGGGAGCGTCAGTGCCGGGAGCTGAAGGCCGCGGGAGTGCCCGTGTACGTCGTGAGGCCGTTCTCGGGCTATGGGACGGACCAGAGTGCCGATTACCCCTTCCCGGCCATTATCGAGCGTGTCCGCCAGCGTGAGGACCCGCTCGTCATCTGGAGCGACACCGAGCGCGACTTCATCCACGTCGATGACGTTGTGGGCGCCTGCATGGCGATGATCGCTGTTGCCTACATCCCCGGCCCGGTCAACATCGGGACCGGCATCCCGACACGCATGAGCGCACTCGCCCGGCTCGCGGCCGACATCGCAGGGTATGACCCGAGCATCAAGAGCCTCGGCAAGTCGGCGGGCCCGGACCACCGCTTCGCCGACATCAGCCTCATGAAGAACTTCTACCTCCCAACCATCACCCTCGACCAGGGGATCACCGAAGCACTAAAGGAGCCGCCATCATGACTGCAGTCGTTTATGCCAGAGACACGCTCAGCACGGGGACCAAGGCCGGTCTTACGGTGCATTTAACGCAAGGAGCCGTGTGGGCAGCGGATGATCCCATTTGTACAGAAAGACCTGACCTGTTCAGCCCCGAGCCGACGACTGTGTGTCGCACAACCGCTCCGATCACCATCGGTGAGCTTCGCGGCGAGGTCGAGCAGGCCACCCGGAACCCTGGCCAGCGCCGCAACCGGTGATGGACACAATCATTACACCCGAGATTGGCGCGCTTCTTAAACAACGCGAGCGCAGCGCCCTTCGGCGAGAGAACGCCGTCCTACGTGGCATAGTCGGCAATCTTGCAGCGCGGAACGACGATCTGTCACGACCGCTCGTGGTGCCAACAAGTGCTCTCGAACGTAGTTATGACTTTCCATTTCACCTAGGCGTGGCTGGGTTCGGTCAGCGCCTCATCACGATTCGACCGGGAACCGCCAGCGATGTTGCTGAGAAACTCCGCGCCATCCAGTGAGGGGCCAAGCCGCCGGCAAGACCACGACAGTGGAGCACGCCGCCGCCGACCAAAATAACGTCTTCCTTGCCTACCTCCACCCGCACGAGGTCACGTCGAGCTTTCACAAGTCCCTCATTGACCTCATCGGTCACGACCTGTCCGGTCCCCGCCGCCTCCACTCGTGGTGCCAGGTCCAGTGCGGGGCGATGGGCATCCCCGAAGGCCGCAACGATGCGTGCCGGAAGATGTTGCTCACCGACTGCGAGTGGCTGTTCTTCATCGACGCCGATATGGGTTTTGAGCCATGGGTGCTGGAGATGCTGCTGTCCGTTGCCGACCCGAAGGTTCGCCCCGTCGTCGGTGCGCTGGCTTTCGCTCAACGCGAGACAGGGCCGGATGGAATGAACGGTTTCCGCTGCCGTCCGAACCCGACCATTATGGACTTCGTCGAGCACCCCGACGGGCACTGGCGCCACACCGGCCGCAGTCACTATCCCGTCAATGCCCTCGTGAAGTGCAGCGGGACCGGTGCCGCCTGCCTACTCATCCACCGCTCGGCCCTCGAGGCAATCGGCGAACACTGGTTTGATCGGATCATGGACCCCGCCGGCAAAGACCTGATGGGCGAGGACGTCAGCTTCTGCGAGCGCCTCCGCGTGAACGAGATCCCGCTCCACATCCACACGGGCATCCGCACATCGCACTTCAAGCACCTATGGCTGTCCGAGCCGGACTTCTGGACCTCGTTCGTGCCGCCGCCGGCTACCGAGCGCGTCGACGTCATCATCCCCGTGCTCCACCGGCCGCAGAACGTCGAGCCGCTCATGACATCGCTCATCGCTTCGACGGGGCTGGCGACAGCCTGGTTCGTCTGCGAGGCGGGCGACGAGGAGGAGATTGCCGAGGTCATCCGCTGCGGTGGCGAAGTCATCACCTCGCCTGAGTGTCATAGCTTTCCGCAGAAGGTGAACCTGGCCTACGATTTCATTGCCGACGACCTCAGGGGTGAGCACGAGCTCGCGCCCTGGATTCTGCTAGTCGGCGACGACGTGCGTTTCCGCCCGGCGTGGTTGGATCACGCCCAGGACGTCGCCCGACGCTACGGCGCCCAGGTGGTAGGGACCAACGACCTGGCGAATCCTCGCGTCATGCGCGGTGAGCACTCGACGCACTCGATGATCCGCCGCTCGTACATAGACGAGCTCGGGGCGAGCTGGGATGGACCGGGCGTCGTTTGCCACGAATCGTATTTTCACTGGTGCGTTGACGACGAAATAGTCACAGTCGCCAAGCAACGTGGCGTCTTCCAGTCAGCGATGGCGTCAGAGGTCGAACATCTCCACCCATACTTCGGTGGTGGCGAGATGGACGAGGTCTACAAGGCAGGCGAGAAGCACGCCGCCGAAGACAAGGCAGAGTTCGAGCGCCGGGTGAAGGCCAACCTGCCACACTGAGAGAGCCGAGGTCCAATGTCATTCTCCATCACCAGTGGCCTCTGCGCGCTCACTGACGTCAAGTCCGCGCTCCAGATCACCGACACGCGCGACGACGACCGTATCTCGCTTGCCATCGACTCGGCCAGCAGGCTTATAGAGGAGAAGTGCAACCGTCGCTTCTGGCAGGATCCGGCGCCACGGACTGACGCAGGCTGCACGCTCGTCAACGGCAGTGCCCTCGTGCTCGACGCGGCGATCCAGCTCACCGACGCGGGACGCATCGTGACCGACCCTCTCGGCTACGTGCCGAATGACACGGGTGCTCTCGGTACGCCTCAGTCCCTCGTCGGCAACGTCGTCGCCGGGGTGAGCTTCCAGCTCGTGAACTTCGAGGGCACGGCGCTGCCGGCCACTGGTGGCGGCGTGGAAACCCTGACAATCGGGCTCGCCCCGCGCCAGTACGTCTCGAGTGACCCGTGGCTCGTACAGACCGACGACTTCTACGCCAACTGGGGCCTGACCGTCCAATCGGACTACGCCGGCGACGGCACGTTCGGCACGACGTGGGCGGCGGCCGACATGCAACTGGAGCCGGTCAATGGATTATGGCAGGGCGAGTCCTGGCCGACCACGCAGATCCGCGCCGTCCGGTCGCTGTACTTCCCGGTGTGGGGCGGCATCGCCTACCCGAAGCCGTACACACAGGCGCTCGTGCGAGTGACCGCGCGCTGGGGCTGGAACGCCATCCCGACGATGGTGCAGAAGGCGGCCATCGTCCAGGCCATCTCGATCTTCCGCAGCGACGACGTGCCGTTCGGAGCGACACCGTTCGCCGAGTCCGGCATCGTGCGCCTCAAGACGGCATTGCACCCGACGGCCGAGCTGCTCATTGAGCGGTACTCCGAGAACTCGGTTTTCGTGGCCTAGAGATGAGGAACGACTGATGCCAGTATTCCCCGGCAGCATCTTCAGCCAGTCCAACCCGACGCCATCTACGTATCGCGCGACCGGCGCGGTTGGCCCGGCCGAACAGATGGCCGCGATCAATGGCGAGGTCAATGCGATAGAGACGTGGCTGCTGGCAGCCCACGTCTTTAACGTCAAGGCTGCCCCTTTTGGCGCCAAGGGCGACGGCATCACCGACGATTGTGTGGCTATTCAGGCAGCGATCAATGCGGCGTTGACGGCGGGCGGTACGGTCTACCTGCCACCAGGGACTTATCTGGTCAACGCCTACTCCCTCGTTCCCGCCCCAGGCTCTGCCGCGTCAGGGTTCACCAGTGGAGCGGGCCTGACGGTCGTGATCCAGGGGGCCGGGACTAGGACTACGACCCTTCTAGCCGGGCAACAGTTTATTTATGCAGGCCTTTTCGGTTACGGCGCCTCAGGCAACAACCCAATCCTCGCTCAGATGATCGTGGAGGACTTGACTCTCGACGGGAACTACTCGGGCATTGGCGGAGGAGCCCTCGCCCAGCCGGCCGGCGGCCCGGCTGGCGCCCTCGTGTCTATCTGCCCGCCTAACCAGTCTGCCAGCAGTCCTTCGGCACCGGACCTGTTCCACACCTTTGAGGACGTTAGGTTTTACCGACCCACCGGGTACACGTTCCAGCCCACGCGTGGTGTGAGGCTGCTCGGTTGCGAGTTCGACTCGGTTGGCCAGCCTCCGTCGAGCGTCGTCCATTATGACAACCTCGGCAGCGGCGATTGGTCCGATGCAATCGTGATCGGATGCGACTGGCATGATTCGAGCGGCAACTACGCTGACTTCGACAGCGGCCAGCCAAGCCGACTGACGATGATCGGATGTCGATCATACAACCACGGGATCGGCGGGATCTATGCCTGTGGCGTCGGCTCGGTCATCTGTGGGAACTGCCTTGGCAACAGCAGCCCCGTTTCCGGAATCGGCTATGACTCCGGGACTGTCAACCGTTCCAACAACCTAGTCGCCAACAACGTGCTCACGAACATTGCCGTCAATGGCTCGGGGTTGTCCTACTCCTCCTATGGCGATGTGGTGTTCGGCAACATCAGCTACGACCAGATGGCCTTCAGTTCCACGTTCTTCGGCCCTGTCGGAGCTGAGTACGGCGTAGTGTTGGGCGCTGGTTTCCCCGGCGGCGGCCCGGACTTACACAGCGACGGCACGAACGTCTACCTCGAGGCGAACACCGGGAGTATCTTTCTACGACCTGTCCCCGGGTTGAATAATGGGGCGGTCGCGGCCGCCCCGGTCACCGGCGCTTGCGAGATCCAGACTTACGACTCAGGCGGGACCCAGCGCTCCTCGCTCCTCACTGGCTCAGGTACCCCCGGGAGCTATGGCTCCAACGGGGACTTCTACTTCCGCCAGGACGGCGGCGCAGGCACACGGATTTACTTCAAGGCTGGCGGCGTCTGGACCGGTGTTGTATGAGCGCCACTGAACCTACCGTCACCGAGATCGCCGCCGCCATCCAAAAGGCGCTCGAAACGATCACGGGCCTGCGCGTCGTCCCCTACCTGGGCGACACGGTCTCGCCGCCGGTCGCGATGGTGGCGATCGAGAAGGTCACCTATCACGGTGCGTTCCAGGGCGGCGATGTCACGCATGAGTTCATCATCCACCTGATCGTCAGCCGCGCCAGTGACCGCGCCGGGTTGCAGAACCTCGAGGGCTACATGAGCCAGTCGGGGCCGAACTCGATCATGGCGGCGCTGGAAGCCGACCCCACCCTTGGCGGCGTCGTGTCCACGTCCATCGTCACGGAGTCCGGGCCGCCGTCGGGACTCACGATCGGGAGCGCCGTGTACATCTGGGTGCCATTTTCAGTGACCGCGCACGCTTGACGAGGAGGACTGATGGCGAAGTATCAGATCGCGTGCGACAACACGGTGCTGGGCCGCTTCGGCGAAGTCGTGAGTGACGAGCAGCTCGGGGGCTGCAACGTCGCCGCGCTGCTTGCCGGCGGTGCCCTGGTGCCCGCTGTCGACCCGAAACCAAACCTGGCCGAGAAGGCCACGAGCAAGAAGGAGTAAATGCCATGGCCATAACTGTCTTGACGAATGTTCAAGTCATTCTCAACAGTGTCGACCTATCCAACCACGTTACGAGCGTTTCTGTCGAGGAGTCCTATGCCGACGTCGACACGACCGCGTTCGGTCAGACGTCCAAGACCCGCATCGCCGGTCTCGGAGACCACAAGCTCACCCTCGATATGCAGAACGACCTCGCGGTGGCCTCGGTCTACGCCACGATCCAGCCGCTCGTCGGCTCGACGTGCTCGTTCAACGTCAAGACGCTGAACCAGGCGACATCGTCTGTGAACCCCGCGTTCACCGGCGTCGTCCTCGTCAACGACTTCAAGCCCCTTAGCGGCAAGGTTGGCGACCTCAACGTGACGTCGATCACCTGGCCGGTGTCCGGCTCGATCACGACAGCCACGACCTAGCCCTCAACCAAGGAGACACCGCCATGGCAAACATACTCACGCTCACGGTCGAGCACTCGGACGGCACCATCAACACCGTCCGGGTGCTGCCGGTTACCAAGGTCGCCTTCGAACGGCAGTACTCGTGCGGCATCGGGATGCTCGGGGACTCCAAGCGCGAGGAGTACGTGTACTGGCTCGCGTGGGACGCCGAGCACCGCCGGGGCATCGTCGTCAAGCCGTTCAACGAATGGCTCGAGGGCATCGTGGACGTCGACGTGGTAGAGGAAGCCGCCCCTTTCGTCCCGGATCCTTCACCGAGCGCGTCGCCCGACTCGCCGTTGTAACGGGGATCGACCCGCGGGCGTTGCTCGACCCCGACCTACCCGACGACTTCTTCGAGATCCTCTGGGACGAGGCTGTCCGGTACCACGGGAAGGGGTGAGCGATGGCGAAGACCGACACCGTCACCCTGTCAACCGGCGGCATCGGGCTCGACACGCGCGACTTCGCCAAGTTCGCCAAGGCGCTCCGCAAGGCCGACAAGGGGCTGTACAAGCAACTCCAGATTCGCCTGCGTGCTGCCGGCAGCGATGTCGAGGCCGCAGCAAAGGCCAACGTCGAACCGTATTCGTCGCCGGCCGTGACGAGCATCAAGACGCGCGTGTCTAGCGCGACGGTTGCCGTCGTGGCTGGCGTCGGTGGCGTCCCCATGGCTGCGCTGCTCGAACTCGGCAACAAGCCGAGCACTGGTGGTCGTGCTCCGGAGGGAATGTTCGCGCATCCGGTCTTCGGTGGCAGGAACACGAAACGCCCGAACGCGCCATGGCGTGACCAGCCTATGCACCCTTACCTCTTGCGAGCATTGCATGAGCACGCCCCCGAGGCTTGGGCCGCCGCAGTTGAGGCGCTCGACTGGGCCATCTTAGTTGCCTGTACCGACGAGGAGCTCTGACATGGCTGACCGCGTACTCAGGGCAGTGATCACCGGCTCAAGTGCCGGGGCAGTCGCAGCGTTCGAGGCCACATCCGCGGCCGCCGACAAGTCCGCCGGCAAAGTAGGCAAATCAGTGGAGGGCGAGTCGTCCAAGATCGGCGGCCTCTTCGAGAAGCTCGGAAATACCGTCGGCAACTACAGCACAACGGCCGGCAACGCCATCACCAAGATGGGCACGAAGTTTGACGACACCGGCTCCAAGGGTGAGAACCTCACAAACAAAATGGGGGCACTCGGCGGGTTGGTAGGGGTCGCCGTAGCCGCAGGTGCCGTAGCGGTAGTCGCCGCCGGCCTCGACATGGCCGAGAAGTACCAGGGGATCACGAACCAGATCGCGGCGAACGAAAACATCACGCAAAAGGCCGCTGCCGCGGTGGGCAACGCCTTCCTGGGGACGGCCGGCACCGTCACCTATTCTGGAGCGCAGATCGCCACAGCATTCGCCGGAGTCGCAGGCCAGGCCGAGGCCATCAACGGCCACGCTCTCGATGCCAAACAATCGCTGGATCTCATGAAGTCGGCGATGGACCTGGCCGAAGCAAGCGGGCAGAACCTCAACACGACGACGGGTGACGTGACCGCGACGTTGCAGGCCTTTGGCCTCGGGATCAGCAGCTCGCCTCTCGTCTCCAACGTCCTATATAACGCGTCCAAGGCTACCGGCGTCACCGTCGACGCGCTCACCCAGTCGCTCGTCAAGACCAAGTCGAAGATGGGCGACCTCGCCCCGTCCCTCACCGACTCGGCCGCACTCCTCCTCGACATGGCCAAACACGGCGAGACCGGCCGCGCGGCCATGTCTGCGCTCGGGACGGCCTTCAACAACCTCGTAACGCCAGCGGGCACCCTAACGACGGCGCAGCAAGCGGTCAAGGCCGCACAGGACGCGGCGAACGTCTCGTTCAGTAACGGCCACGGCGGCCTCGTGTCGATGCAGTCCATCATTGCTCAGGTGTCACCGCTCATCAAGGGGATGGGCAACGAGCAGGCTATTGCAGAACTGAAGTCACTCGGCTTTGGTTCTGCATCGTCGAAGCTCGTAGACACCATCAAGGCGGGACCGGCGGCGTTTGATGCGGACGCGGCCTCGGTCCAGCAGGCCGGATCGGCGCATAAGGCAGCCGAGACGGCGACGTCCGGCCTCAAGGACTCGTTCGACAAGCTGAAGAACGGTGTCGGCGACCTCGTGACCGCAATCGGGGTGAAGTTGCTGCCGATCGTCACCGAGGTTCTGAACTTCCTCGTCACACACAAGTGGATCCTCGGCGCCATGGGTGCCGCCTTCGCTGCCCTCGGGTTAACCATGTTGGCCTTCTGGGTCGGGCAGAAGATCCAGGCCATGGCCTTCTGGGTGGCGGCAACGGGCGGCATCGTCATCCTCGTCGCTGCCATAGCCGTCGGCCTGTTATGGATGAACAAGCACTGGAAAGAGACCTGGGACGCGCTCAAGGCCGTCCCCACTGCTGTCTGGCACTTCATCGACAACAACTTCATCAAGCCGATCCGGGGTGCGTTCTCCGACGTGGTGACCTTCATCAAGAAGCACTGGGAGCTGATCTCCGAGATCCTGCTCGCTCCCGTTGCTCCGGTGCTGGCGATCTTCCTGCGCTTCCACACGCAGATCATCGGGTTCTTCTCCGCCGTCGTGAACTGGGTGTCGAAGAACTTCGGCGGCATCGTCACCGACATCTCGCATGTCGTCACTGACGTCATCAACTTCTTCAAGGGTGGTAATACGCAGATAATCGCGTGGATCTCCGGCATCGTGACCTGGGTGTCGAATCACTTCGGGGCGATCGCCACCGACGCCGGCAACGTGGTCAACAAGATCGTGGGTTTCTTCACCAACCTGCCCGGCAAGATCAGGCAGGCCGTCAACACCATCGTGGGCGACTTCCTCAACCTGGGCCACGAGATATTCAACGCCATCGTGAAGGGCCTCGGGAACATCGGCGGCGCTATCGCATCGAAGGTCGGTGCTGCCGCCCACACGGCCCTCAACGACATCAATCCCACGCACTGGCTAGGGACCGGTGGCCTGGTGACCAAGCCGACGCTTGTAGGTGTCGCCGAAGCTGGCCCGGAACTCGTGCTCAACGCAACGCAGACCAGGCAGGTCATGGCCGGCAACGCCATCGGCGCCAACCCGTTCTCGTCCGGCAGCGGTAGCAGGGCGGCGACGAGCCACGCCATCGACAGTCACGACACCTACTACTTCACTGTTGTCAGCAACGATCCGCAGGACATCGTGAACAAGCTGCGGCTGTATATGCAACGCAACGGCGCTCTGCCGTTCAAGCTCGCGGCGGGACACTAATGACGACGATGACGACAGGCACGAAATATGTGCAGACCACCAACCCGGATGGGACGGTGACCTTCATAGCCAAGCCGGTGGACTTCGGCTGCTACACCACGGCGGCCGACGTGAGCGGCACGGCAGCGTTCGAGGCATCCGTGGGACCGATGCCGTGGCGGCTGGATTTCGGCGACGAGGGCGGCATGTTCGGGCCGGGCGGCGACACCTGGCCGATAGCGCAGTGGAAGGGCTGTGGTCGCAAGCTGCTGCTCGGCGTGCCGATGATCCCGAACTGCGCTCCAGGTGCGGCCGGCCCACTGTTCGCCGCCGTAGCCGCCGGGACCTATGACGCCGTGTTCAAGTCCCAAGCTCAGGCGCTAGTCGCCAACGGGTTTGGCGCGTCGAACTGCATGATCCGCCTCGGCTGGGAGTTCAACGGCGGTTGGTTCCCATGGGCGGCGAACGGGATGGCAGCCGAGTTCATTGCAGCGTTCCGGCGCATCGTCAAGGTGACGCGCTCTGTGATCCCGGGCTTGCCGACGATGTGGAACCCGACGCGCGGAGACCTTGGCGTGGGGGACCTTGCCACCTACTTCCCTGGCGCCCCCTATGTCACCTGCGCCGCACTGGATGTCTACGACACCCAGTGGCAGACGGGGGCGATTACAGAGCCCGCAGAGTTCAACTTCATGCTTGCGCAACCCTATGGGCTGGCGTGGCTGGTCAACTTCTGCAAGTCGCAGGGCGTCCAGTGTGGCCTCGGAGAATGGGGATTGTGGGCCGTAGGCACGCCTGGCACGAACAGCGAGCAGGGCGGCGGTGACGACCCGGCCTTCATCACCTCGATGGTGGCGTGGATCAAGGCCAATTGTACCGGCCCAGCGATCATTTGGAACAACGGGGCCTGCGCCTTCAGCAACTACCCGAACGCCCTGGCCGCGCTCAAGAAAACGGTCTGACCCATGTCATTCACCAGCTGGGACAGCCCGACCGACACCTGGGACAACCCGACCGACACCTGGGACCACCTTGGCGTAGCCCCGGTCGGTTCGTTCGTGCCGCCAGTGACCGTCTACATCGGCACGATGAATGGTGTCGGGGACATCGGCGACGTCTCGGCGTATCTGTCGGGCACGATCAACGTCACGCGCGGCCGGAGCCGTGAGGTTGATCAGTACACGGCAGGCACGGCGAGCTTCACACTTCGCAACGAGTCCCGCCTGTTCGACCCGAGCAACACGGCGAGCCCCCTCTATCCCGGCATCCTGCCGCGCTTGCCCGTGACGATCACCCTGGCTGGCAACACGATCTTCGGCGGGTTCGTCGATGACATCCAGGTCAACTACGAGATACCGAACATCTGCACGGTGGACGTCACCTGCATAGACGCGTTCACCTGCCTCGCCAACAGCTTCCTGCAGAACAGGACCCCGGCTGCGGAGCCGAGCGGCACCCGTATCTTCCACATCCTCGGCTATGCCGAGGTCGACCCCGCGGCGGGACACTTCGGCACGTCGCTCGACACCGGCCAGATCACGGTGTGCTCCCGCACGTTCGATCAGGTCGACGCCCTGTCCACCTGTCAATCCATGGCAGTAGCGGAGCAAGGGTTCTTCTTCTGTGACTGCAACGGAGTACTCCAGTATCACGACCGGTACTGGAATACCAGGCTGCTGGTACTAGCGGTGACCTTCTCCGACCTGCCGGCGGACATTACGAACGGAGCGATCGCATACCAGGGGATCACGCAGGGTAGCCAGGCGCTCCTGCTCTATAACCTGGTGACGGGGACCTCGTATGTTCCCGGCTCGACCTTGCAGCAAGTGGGCGACGCTCCCAGCCAGGCTCAGTTCGGCGTCCGCACCCTGCAAATGGGCTCGCTCGAAACGAACTCGCTTTATGACACCTCCGACCTGATTCAGTGGATGCTCAATCGTTACTCTCAGCCGGAGATCCGGTTCGCCACGGTCACGGTCGAGCTCCAGTCACTCGACCCCGCGCGACTCGCCGCAGTCACCGCTCTCGACCTCGGCAGTGTCGTGACAGTGAGACGCACGCCGGGCGGGACTGGCACACCGGCGACCATCACCAAGGTCGAGCAGGTGGACCAGATCGTCTATGCACTCGACGTCTCGAACAGCACGTACACGCTGACGCTGACCTTCTCCCTGTTCGACCCGCGCTCGTACTTCACGTTGGACTCCGCGGTCCTGGGGGTTCTCGACGTCAACCAGCTGGGCGCATGACCCCGACCCCGACCAAGGAGCAATGATGGCTTTCATCGTGAACCAAATACTCAGGGCCGCGGAGATGAATGCCCTGCAAGCCTCCATCCCGCCACCTACCCAGGTCGGTGTTTTCGCCGTCGGCTCGGCACTCCAGGGCTCGCCGCCCGCCCCATCGGCCGGAGGCTTCCTGCTCCAAGGCGGCGTCGTGCACTCCTTCGTCCTCACGGCAGGGCAGGCGCTCTTCACCTTCCCGACAGCGTTCCCCAACGGTCTGCTCACGTTCGTTCTGACGAACTTCCCACCGTCGCCGGGTGACCCGAACTCCGACATCGTCATCGGCATCGCCGGCGTGCCGAACACGACCAATGTCGACATCTACGGCTGGAACATTCACACGGACACCGGAGCGGGGTCGATCAACTTCACCTGGTTAGCGATCGGGTTTTGATGCTTGCCCGGATAGCGGTCGGCGAAGGTACTGCCGCCTACAACTGGATCTACATTGTCATCGGCGTCGGCGGGATCATCGGCGGCATCGTCGCTGTGAACCGTTGGCTGTCGGCGCGGGCCATACGCGAGGACAAGCTCGACAAGTTGCTCACTGAGGTCGCTGTGAACGGCGGTGACTCGCTCAGTGTCGGCGACACCGTGGCGAGGGTCGAGGCCAAGGTTGATGCGCTCATCGTGACCGTCGCCGTGCAGAAAGGGCACACGGACGCTACCGAAGATGAGATGTTCCGGCGCCTCGGGACACTAGAGTCACGCAAGCAAGTCATGGAGCGGGTCGCAGAACATGAACGCGCCGCGAATGGGGGGGGGGGCGTTAGTGCCTCCCGCCATTCCTCTCCCCGTTAGCTGATGCTCGCCTGGCAGATCGTCCTGATCGCCTCGGTGGCGATGGTTGCTCAGGACATCCTGGGCACGATCCTCGTTATGGCGGAAGCCAACGAGCGAGGCTGGTTGGCTGGATGGTGCGACGCGGCGGCTTGGTGCGTCTCGATCACGACCGCGACGTTGTCGATCACAGCCTTTCAGGGCCACGACTGGCCGCTCAAGATTGGGATTGTTGTCGGGGTGAGCATCGCCAATGTGGGGGGCACCAAGGTCGGACAGATCATCGGCTCGCACCTGATGACCTCGGTGAAGATGCGGACCCTGTTCGCTAAGGGCGACGTGCCGGTCCTAACCATCAAGGAACGTGTAGCCCTACTCGAAAGAAGGAACCCGTGAACAACCTTGCCCCGGCACTACAACTCGCCATACTGGCGCTGGTGGTGGTCGTGATCCTGGTACTGCTCAAGGTCATCTAATGAAGTGGTACAAGACGGTTGAGGTTCACGGCCCCGAGGAACTGGAGACCCTGCTTCACGAGATGTTCGACACCGAGTGGCGCCTGCATAGCTGGTCGGCAGGGACCGCCGACCGCATCGTTGTCGTGTTCGAGAGAAGGAGAGGGGAATCATGACCACGGAACTGCAATACGCCGAGCAACTGGTCAGCTTTGGTGAGGCCCAGGACGGCAAGCCCTACGTGTATGGTGCCTCAGGACCGAGCGCATGGGACTGCTCGGGTCTGACGATGATGGCCGCCGCGTCCATTGGCGTCCCCATGGAGCATGGCTCGGCCGCCCAGTTCAACATCCCGCAGGCACCAAAGGTCACGGGCGCCCTGCAACCTGGCGACTTCTCCTACTTCTGGGGTGGGGAATCCTCGGGCCCGCGGCCGGGACACGTCGGCATCTTCGTCGGCGTCATCAAGGGTGCCTACACAATGATCGACGCTTACGACGAGGCGCAGGGCGTCAGGTACAACACGTTCGCTCCGGTTGTCAGCGAGGGTGCCGGGCTGTCCTACATGGGCTCGACGCGGCCCGCGCTGTGGGGCAAGTCTCTGCCGCACCCAACCGAGCCGACGTTGTTCCTCCGCACGCCCTACATGACCGGCGCGGCTGTGGTGACGTGCCAGCGACGGCTCATCGTCCACGGAGAAGCGGGGTCACTCGGTCCGTCCCAGGCCGATGGTCAGTTCGGTCCCTGCACGCGCCGCGCCGTCGAGCTGTTCCAGTTCGCAGCGAAGCTCACGGTGGACGGCATAGTCGGCGCACACACGTGGGGGAAGCTGCTCGCATGATCGTCCCCGCACACGAAGTCACGCGCAGGCTCACGGAGGAGATTTTCTACCCCGATCACGACCCCCGCACAGCGTCCGAGGAGTACCGCAAGGTCCACCACCACCTCGTCTATGACCTCGATGAGGCGTGCTGGATCTGCGGCGTCCGTAACTCGACTCTGAAGGATCCCGCACAGAACCCCCGTGGGGCCAAGCAGATGGAGACTCACCACTCGGTTTGTGAGTGGGCGCTCGCCAATGCCGTCGACCCTACGCTCGTCATGGGCGACTTCCCCGCGATGGGCGCCGCCGACGAGCCGCACCTGCGCGAGTGGCTTGACAGCGAGGGGAATATGCTCGTGTTGTGTGACGTGTGTCATAGGCACGGCATGGCCGGCGTGCATATGATCAGCTACCCGGCATGGGTTGTGCAGCGCTACCTCGACAGCCACGATGTGACTACGAAACCCCCCAGGAACGACGCATAACGCAGTAGGCGTTGCCACGGCCGCAACCGTAGGGCCAATATCGTGCCCCTTAAGCAACCGTAGGGCCAATATGTTGGCCCTTACACGCCAACCGATAACACAGCCCCGCGCTCACTGTGGGGAGCGTTCAGTCCGCGATGAATCTGCCCCACGGTGAATGTTTCCCTACGGTTGTGTCAGGGCGTCCACTCGCGTTCGCTGTGAGCTAACATCCACTATCACTAATGTTCGGTGCATCACCGAACATTCCCGTTTAGAGTCCTTTAGAGTTTTCGACCCGCCAACTCGATAGCTCGTCTCACCGAGCTGAGTTGTCGCTGACGTCGCTAGGCGTGCGGCTAACTGCGGGTGCCCGAGGGAAGTGAGCGTCCGGCCGGCGCCCTCGGGAAATCTCTCGGGCCATGCCCGAGTGCCACGCCTCGGTCCCCCTGCCGACGCGTGGCCCTGCGTACTGGATACGTAGAGCCGGCAGATCGCCTTGGGATCGTGGTCGGCAACTTCTATCCCTCTGCCAAGGAGAGGTTAGTGACACATGCGCTTGCTGATCTGCCCACGCACATAGTCGTCCCCGACACGCAATGCGAGCCGGGCATCCCGATGGATCACCTGACATGGATAGGCCGTTACGTTGTCGACCACTTTGCTGGCCGCGAGAGCGTGAAGCTGATCCACCTCGGGGACCACGCCACGATGGCATCCCTGTCCTCATATGACAAGGGCACCAAGAGGGCGGAGGGAAAGCGCTACAGCACGGACATAGCAGGTGCCAACCTAGGATGGCACCTGCTCAATGAGCCCCTATCGGACTACAACAGGCACAAAGTCAAGCTGAAGGAGAAGCAATGGTGGCCCGAGCGGTACATCACTCTCGGGAACCATGAGAACCGCATCACCCGGGCGACCGAGGCAGACGCACAGAACGACGCCTACTCGCTCGACCATCTCGACTACGAGTGTAGCGGGTATACCGTCGTCCCGTTCCTCGAGGTGCTGAGACTCGACGGGCTCCTGTACTCGCACTACTTCGTGAACAACGCGAACAGCCGGCCGCTGAGCGGGATGATCGAGACTCGCATCAAGGCGGTTAGCGCGTCGTTCGTCCAGGGTCACATGCAAGGGTTACGCACCGGCATGTTAGAAACGCTCGGCGGCCGACGACGGGGGATCATCGCAGGGAGCTGCTATCTCCACGCCGAAACCTACCGCGGGCCGCAGGCGCAGACCGAGTGGCGCGGGATTCTTGTGCTGCACAACGTTCAGGGTGGTGACTACAACCTCATGGAAGTCGACCTTTCCTATCTCTGCCGGCGCTACGAAGGCATAACCCTCAGCGAGTTCATCGCCGAGAAGTACCCCGACAACTCGTGGAAGCCGTGAGGTGAACATGGCGCTGATACACGTTTTCCGTGAATTCCCGACATCTTGCACAAACGGTCAGATGTCGGATTTAGGATACATCAATGTATCATACGTCGACGTATCATGAGCGCCCGACAGCGCAAGGTCAAGCTGCCGCCGATCACCGTCTACTGGATCGACTCGTGCGGGCCACCTGACATCTGGATGGACATGCGGGAAGTCACGGTCATGCACTGCCCCCAGGTCAAGACCCGCGGCTACGTCCTCAAGGAGACCAAGCGCGCCGTCTGGATCGCAGGGACCGTCACCGAGCACGGGCAGGTTGGCGGGGTCGTGATTATTCCCCAGGTGGCGATTCTCAAAAGGGAGGATCGATGACCGGCTCCGAAATGTGCGTCTGCGGACACCGATACGACGAGCATCACATCGTTTACTGGCGCAGCGGGCAGGCCGCCGATGAGTGCGAGTTCTACGGGTTCAACGAAAATGGGGGCTTAATACTTGATGAAAGCGGCAAGTGGGTCGACCACTGCCAGCGCTTCAGGCTCGCGTCATGACCCCCGAAGAGAAGGCCCTGCGCGCCATCGCCAACCTTGCCGCCCAGCGCGACCAGATCGGCGACGCCGACGGCCTGCGTCTCCTGCTCGTGTGCATCTCCCAGGAAGTGCAGCGGTCGGGGCTGGACCCGATCATCGTGGATTGCATGTGACACAAGCAGCTATGCAAGCGGAAAGCCTAATCCAGCGATCACGCGATGTGGGTTTGGCCCGTCCTCGCGTAGCGCTTTCGCCCGTCCTCGCGTAGCGCTGTCGCCCGATTCTTTACCAAGTCCTCAACCAAGGGAAAGGTTAACCATGCCAAAGACCATCAACTGGTCGCTCGTAATTGCCGTCGTGTCAGGACTAGCGGGGGTTGCCGGCTCCGTGATCACCCCCATCTACGGGGCCGCGCTAGCCGGACAGGTACAAGCTGTACTGCAGGCCGTCTCCGGGCTGCTCGTCCTCGTCGCCGGCTTCCACGCTACGGGCGTCGTCGCTGCCGCATCCAAGGCCAGGTACGCCGCTGCAGTCAAGAACGCGGCAAGGCGGCCGTTGTCATGACGGTCCCTGCTACCCGTCACGGACTACTCGGCAAGCTCGAGCCCGTCAGGCCGAACATCGGCGAGTTCAAGTCCTACTTCACGGAGGCGCTACCAGCGCCCCCACCGTCGGCGCACTATGGCTATAGGGTCACCCTGGCCGGCGTTCCGTGGCAGATGGACGCGAACGGTCCCGACCCGTCGGTGACCCTTCCCGGTGTGCCTCCCGGCTGGGGTGGCTGCGGAGACTGCGTAGTCGCGGGCATGGCGCACTCGGTGACCATCGCGAACTTCTGGGAGGGTGGAGTCACCAACCCGGTCCCGTCGGCCAACACCGTCGTCGAGACCTACTGCCAGCTTCTCGGGTGCACGCCCGAGGCACTGTTCACCGACCCCGATGACTACGACGCCGGCCTCGACATAGCGAACTCACTTGCGGCGTGGCATACCTCCGGCCTGTTCGGAGTGAAGCTCGGTGCCTACGCTCCCGTGGATTGCACCAACGTCGCCGACATCAAGACCGCCCTGTACCTCTGCGGCGGACTGAACATCGGTATTCAGGTCCCGCAGAGTGCTGAGGAGCAGTTCCCGCACGAATGGACGTGGGTCCCCGGTTCGCCGATCCTGGGCGGCCACGACGTGTTCCTCACTGGGTACACCGCCGACTACGTGGCGCTCGTGACGTGGGGTCGCCTGATCCAGTGCACCTGGGAGTTCTTGTTGAACACCATTGACGAAGCGTGGGCATTGGTCAGTGCCCAGGCCGTCAAGCACGGCAAGGGTCCAACGGGTCTCCTCGTCGGCAAGCTCGAAGCCGACCTCAGACAGCTCTAGTCCCCCTCACATCTCCCAACAACCGGCACCCTCATGGGGTGCTTTTTCATGCCCCTAGAAAGGAGCCAGTAATGCCACACATCATCGCCCGCGCCAAGGGCAAGGTATTCATGCCCGACGGGACCGAGCAAGACTTCGGAGTGCGGTTTCCATTCCGCGACCCCGAGATTGCGAAGCTCGCACTGACGGCGGAGGAACTGGACGCCTACATGGCGATCACGTACACGACCGCGGCCGTGGCTACCGCCATGCTCGCGTGCATCACTACGACCGGCCTGTTCATGTCGATCCACACGGCCAGCCCGGGCACTGGTGGCGCTAACGAGATTGCCTACTCCACCGGTTACACGGGCAACCGTCCGGCCATCGCCTGGGCCGGGTTCTCGACGGACCACCAGACGTCCAACAACACGCAGACGTATCCGCTGCTCGCCATCCAGGCCAGCGGCATCCCCTACTTTGGGCTGTGGACCGCGGCGACATCCGGCACGTACCTCACGGGTGGGGCTACGTCTGGTCTCACTGGCTCAATCCCCTCGGGTGCCAACGTCACCTTCACGTCCAGCGTGACATTGACCCTGGCGGCCTAATGCCCACAGAGACCGAGGTTGGCTTTAGCGCCCTCGCCTCCGGTTCGATCGAGATCCCCAGCACCGCGGCAGGTGTTGGGGGTTTTATCGAAGCCACGGCCGAGGGGTCGTGGTCGATGCCGGAGCAGTCCGAAGTCCAGTCCTGACCGAAGGGCGGTGAGCCGTGGCGAACTACGATGCAAGTCACCCCCACGATGGTCCTCCAGGCGATGGCCGTGTTCGCTGACTCAGTGGCCGCGGAGAACTACCAGGGGAACATGTGCGACCCTCACATCACCGTCAATCCGAACGTCGGCGGCGTTCCTGCCGCATTGGCGATCATGAACGGTAGGTCGGGGACGATATGAACTACAACATCACGCAGGTGGACACGACGGCCGAGGGTCACCTGTACGTCGTGGTGGAGTTCGACAACGGCCTCATCGAGGACTTCGTGTTCGCCAACTTGCCAGCGACGGCGATGCTCATTCCGACTGACAAGTTCGGACGATGGCTTACTTACGATGCCGATGAGCACCAGGTGTTGGATACCGATCACGTACCGAAGACCGTGCGTCGGGTCATCGCCAACTATGTCGTGGAAGCACAACGCCTCGGTTACCAAGGGGACAGACGTGATCCGAACTACGTGCTCGGCGGTCCCGGCCACGCTACAAAGAAAGCGGCGATGGTCCTGCTTGGCGAGCGGGGGACGCTGTGAACTTCGGGGAGACGCTAGTCGTCGGCAGTCACGTTTTCATCTGTGGCGATCTTGAAGATGAGACTCCGTTATGGGACGCACTCAAGACCTACCGCCCGGACCTCGCCTACTTCAGCCTTCCCGAGAACAACGGGACAGCGCAGCGCTACAGGGACG